TATGTAGTTTACCAAGAATATACTTATATTCTTCAAAGTTTTCAACCCCTTGTGATAAACTTTCTTGTAAGCTTTCTGAAATAGATTTTAATTCTTTTTTTAAATTATAAATTATAAATGCATTACTCATGTAGTACGTTAACTCCTGGTATTAATTTTTCTAAACCTTGGTTGTCACCATTTTTTGTGCAATACCAAGTTTGCTCTCTTCCGTTATTAGTGCCATATGTAGGCATCTTTCTATCTCGAAGACCTGCTTTCATGCCCTCTAACACGGATGTTAGTTCGACATCATCACCAAACATGACTCCATCTTTTTTAAGTTTTGGCCACCAATTGATAACGTCATCTCTTACAGGCTCATACTCATGGGCACCATCAACCATGACATAATCAACAGATTCATCTGCAAACTTATCTAGTATCTCTTTACTATCTGACCTGCCTTGACAAAGATTAACCATATTTCTACCTACAAAAAATTTTAAATTTTCTCTTGTCATGTGCATAAAATCTTTAGGTAATTTAATATTTGCATGTTCTGATGAACCTTCAAAAGTATCAATACAATATATTTTTACATCTTCTTTGTTTGCATTCATTAGTGAGGTTGCTAAATAGTGTGTGGATCTTCCTAAAAAAGATCCTATTTCTACGATGACACCGTTATCGGGTATTCTGTCAACTATTATGTCGTAGGTTTCCGAGTAATTAAACCAACCCGGTATTTTAAAGTATGAATGTTTCAATTATTTATTTTATAAAAATCCCAATGCTTTTGCTATTGCCATTTCAACACTTAATAACATCGCAAAACCTATAATAGTGCCTATGACAGCAGTTGGTAAAAACATATAGTCTTTCCATGTTCTTTTTCTTGTGCAACAACTCATTATTTTTTCTTGGTAATTAAACCCATAGCTCCTTTTGCACCCTTTATACCAAAACTTGCTGAACAAGCTATGTATAGAAGGTGTTTATAATAATCAGGTAGTGAGTGTAATGCCTCAAACCCTTCTTTGATGTGTGGTGTCCATCCGGGGATGAATACCGCCACCGCTGGAACCAATAAGCATATTAAAATTAGCTCATCTTTCCAGCTGCCTTTCATTTGATCGACCGCACTGGCCTCCCACGAAATTTTTCCCGCAATCTGAGCTTCTTTCAAGCTCTTTTGTGCCTTAATTTCCGTTAAGGCTAGGTCTGCTTTTGCTTTTTTTGTCTCTACAAAACCTTTTACGGCATTACCCACAAGATTAGCAAGGGGACCTACTAATAAATTCATCATTTTTTCTTAACTCCTTTAATTTTGCCTTTATTTATGCTTGCATAAAACACTTTTGCACCTTCTTTCTTGCCATATGTCTTTGACATGGCCTTTTTTATTTTTTTACCCTTCTTGTTTAGTGGCATTTTGTCTTTCTAAAGCTACTCGGGCTCTTAAATCTGCTAGATCGTAGTCTTTTTGCAACTTCATAGCATCTAAATCTTGTTTATATTCAAATTGATTCTCTCTTAGACCCTGAGATTCTCCTTGTTGCTGTGCTTTTAGCTCTAAATCTTGTTGTCTAAGCTGTAATTCTTGTTGTTTTAGTAATACTAGAGGGTCAACGTTTTGTTCTTGCATTGCTTCTGCCTCTTCAGCGACCATTGTCTCTGTAATTTTCATAATTTGTTCATCAATAAGCATTTGTCTATTAGCTTGTAATGCTTGTAATTCTTGTGGTGGTATCTGATCGCCAAATTGTTTACGTAATTTCTCTGCTTCTTCAATCAAAGCCTTATCTACCACTTGTTGTGCTAACATCGATACGTGTTGGTTTATGTGAGAAACTAAATTTACAACTGCCATCGGATTTGTTTTTACTAAAGCTGACGACATAAACGTTCTATGTGTTTTTATATGTAAATCGTGACTTTGTTCCATGAAAGCTTGTAAGGGTTGACCCATTAATACGACGCTATGTTCTTGTGCAGGATCTTTTGGTTGTGGTCCTTGAGGTATAGGTAATATTTGTTCTACATCTTTTACTCCAAGTGCTATGTACATTCTTCTATAAGCTTCATACAAGTTGTGCATTTGTGGATTAGACTGAGCTAGTTGCAATTGATTTTGTGCAAGAGTCACTCTTTGTGACATAGAGAAGATGTTTGGATCTGATACTGGTAAGATGTCTATGTTGTCATCAAAGTCCAACATCTTAATTTGTCTTGGACCACCTGCAACATTGTAAGGATACATAGGGGGTAAGACTTGTTTAAATATTTTTGCTAATAAATTAAATTCTTTTTTCTGTGCGTAGTGTAATCTTTTATGTACAGCAGACATAACTTTTGTACCACGCTCCATTAGGGCCATAGTTGTACCGACAGGAGTTTGTGAGCTACCTATTTCAGATAGTTGCATGTCTGCAACCGCAGCGAATTGTTTACCTGCATCCACACAAAAACCAAGTAAACCAAATAATGTCTGATCTGGTCCCTTATAAGGTAACGGCATAAGAGCTTCTCTGATTACACCATTAGGTGCATCAACATCTCTAAACTCACCTGGTTGTAGAGGTTGATCATCATCACGTATTCTTAGTCCTCGTGATTTAAAACCAGCGGGTAGGTTTGATAGTGTTCCGGCATCCAATAATTGTCTTAATGCAGTAGTAGCAGTTCTGGTTAAACCACCGATCATGTGCACTAAACCAAAGCCATAAAAACCTAAACCCGGTAAGAACTTGTAATGAACATAGTATTCGTTCTTTTTTCTGAGAGGGTCGTTCTCATTGTAGTTTCTATAAATAGATAAAATTTTATTTGAACCTCTATCAAGGGTAACTATGTAGGGTAGTCTAATACCTGATGGCTCATTGTCTTTAGGATTAATGTCTTCATAGCCCTCTAAATCTAAATCAATATGCATCTCTAAAAGCTCTGTCATATCGTCGGAGGTGTAATCATTTGGGCGTTCTCCGTCTATTTGATTTTTCTTTTCTTGTATGTCAGAAGCTTCGTAGCCTTCATACGCATCTAAATCTATATCTCTGTAAAAACCGGATATTTGTTTTTTTCTTAAATCATTAAATGATAATTTTACTATTTGTGTTATGCGATCACAGCTATCTAAGTCAGATGCTCCGTAGGGGACAATGACATCCTCTGCAGGTAAGAACTTGGATGTCGCTCTACCTTGCACCTCGTCAAAATATATTTTTTTAAATGCACTACCTGATAGAGGTAATTGAAACAAAAGAGTGTCCATTTCAGGGTTGTAGTCTTCCATGACATGAGTGATCTCATAGTTCATATAATCTTTTACACGCTCTGCTGCTTGTTGTAATTGTTCTGAGTTTGCACCAACTACTTGTGTTCGTACAGGTCCATCACTTGGTAAGAGTTCGACATAGGCCATAGCCTGAAACTGTGTGACAGCTTGAGCTAACATAGGATGGTTGACACTTGATGCACCTCTAAAAGGTCTTGTTCTCTCTTCGTATTTAAAACCTAAAAGATCTAAACCTTTTGTATAACCTTGTTCCCATTCCTCTCTTGAGGTTTTGTCATTTTCGAATTTTTCTACAAGATCGTTGGATAAAGCTTGTAAGTAACCTTCATCTAATACTTCTGCTAAGTTTGTTAAAAAAGATACAGGAGGCTGCTCTTCTTCGCCAATGGTTGCACCGCCATCTTCCATGATTTCAACATCAGGTGCCTCATCAGTTTGTTCAAGGTCAACAGTAGTGCCTACATCTTCTGCTTGTAAATCTTCTCCGCCACCTGGACCAACTGTTTTTGCATCTCGTGCTAAATAAGGCACATCTGCAGTGCTATCAAATTTTTCTGCCATTAGTAATCACCATATATATCTGTAATTGAAACTAACCTATCATCTCCCATAATGCCACCTTTCTTTTTCTTGAACAGGTACATTGGAGCTTGTTTATTAGTTTCTGGTAAAGTTAAAACAAACATGTCTACTTTTGATGGATTATACTCTTCAATAATAATAGTAGCATCCTCTGCTCTTTCTCCGTCACGTAAGGGTATAAGTTCAAATCCGTCATCCGTTTTAGTTTGAACAAAGTATTCCATGGTTTGCCCTGGAGCTATTTCTCTTCTTAAAACAACTTCATTAGATCCATAATCTAAAGCTATTCTTTCTATCTCTGTACTTAAAAAATCATCCACATCTTCAGGAGTCAAACCAGCTCTAACTTCAAGATCTCTTAACAGTTCAAATTCGCCATCGACATTTTTATTTAAAAATTTTGCGCCCTTCTTAGCTTTTGTACTATCTATGATTTGTTCTACATTTACTTCACCACCATATTTTTTTGCAATATTACGGAGTGTTTGTATACCTACTTTATCATAAAGATTTCTAAATTTCTTTTTTGCTTCTTCACTATCTTTGCCCCATCTTGTGTTAGGACCTATGTCTGCAGGCATAATAGTAATTTTATTTATATCTCTATCTTCTGCATCTTTAATAACTGCTTTTATAATTGCGTCTACGTAATCTGTTTGTTTATTTAAAGGTGTTGGGGCAAATGTTTTAATTGGTTTCATACTTACATAATTATTTAAGCCTTCTGAATAATTAATGAGATCGTCTCTTTGAGATATGTCAGGCACTTGTATATCTTTCGCAAGTAAATCATAACCACTTGCTCTGTTTAAATCTAATAAAGCCTCTAATACTTGTTTTTGTTCGCCTTCTAATCTATTTATCTGCATCAAGAACTCTGGATTTTCTCTTCTAACACCTTGCAAAGAGAGATCATTAATTTGTTTTTGCAAGTCTTGTAGCTGTTTATTGTAACCAGGTATCAATTCTTGAGCCGCTATGTTTGGATAGGGTTTAATTAAATTACTTTCTTGTAGTTTAAGTAAAGCAGGTAATTTTGAATTAGCCTCTTTTATTATATTTTGATTTCTTTCAACGTCATAGGACTCAGGGTTAGCAGCTAGTCTTTCTTCTGCTTTAGTTTTATCGTTTGTTAATTTTTTTATTTGAGCCTCTAATCTTTCTCTCTCATTTTGAACCTGCGTTAAATAATCTGTTTGCATTTCTTGTATGACAGCTACATTGTCACCTTGGGAGTTTTTATAAGTTCCCACTCTACCGAAGGCTAAAACATTTTTTTCTGCAAAGTGTGTACTGTTTACAAACTCTTCACCTGATTTTTGTCCCGGTAAGGTACCCGCCTCAATAATAACTTCCCTGTAATCTTTTGCTGCTTCATCTATTCGAGCATTACCTGCATTTCTATGTCTAGGTCTACCCATGTATGAGTCGTATGCAGGGTCACCTGTTTCTTCTCCTTTAACTCTAACTTTTAGGTTAGAGATAGGATTCTCTTCTAATACCTGAAGCAGTTTTGCTTTAGATATTCTTTGACCTGGAAAATACTTTTCATAGTCTGCAAGATATTGAAATAATCCTGAGTCTAATAATTCTGAAGTTGGTGCAACATTTTTTCCGCCTTGTAGTTCATTGATCCAGTCTTGTGGTTTTGCTTGATTTGTTTGTGAGCTTTGTATTTTTTCTAAGGTAAAAGATTGTAACGGAAAATCACTTTTGTCAATAACTCTTGGTGCTGCTGGTGTATCTACAACTTTCTTAGGTGTGTAAACACCAAACGCCTCACCCAAACCTTTAAATATTTTTGGTAAGTTTAACGCTGTTAGGTTACCTGACTCTACTGCTTGTTTAAATGCACTCTCGCCTTCTATCGCTGGGTCAGGTGTAAACTGTTGTTGGTTCATGTTCTCTGTAAAGTTTTGACCGCCTATGGCCATACCACCTTTGACCATAGACATACCACCTTTTTTAAAATTAGTTTCTCTTTCAAGCACCGCTAAAGAAGTATCAATAAAACCTCTTTTAAAATATGGGGTTTCTGGAAATGTTCCTATAAAAATATCTTTACGTTGTGGCTTACTAGATTTTGATACCTTAAGGTTCTGTGGGTTTTTTATGTAATAATCCATAAGCTCATCAAACCTTGCAATATTTTGTTCTAGTGTCAATGGTTGCTCTGATCCAATAAAAATGTCATTAAATTTTTCTGCTATGTTATCAGGTATGGGTTTGCCGTCAGTTGTTCTGTCTGCAATAGTTCCCGCCACTCCCTCTCTACCTAATCCAGAATTTATTTTTTCAATAACCTCAGGTGTTAATTGTCCTTTATCAATTCTTCTATATAAAGCCATACCTTTACGGGTAAAAAGTTTATCAAAATATTGTAACGTGGCGATCTCATCAGTTATATCTGCACCAGTTTTAAGTTTTTTATTTATGCCTTTTATAGCTGCATCAACCGCATTTTCTCCTCTTTTTTGTAAAGCTATATTTTCAACACCATAGTTGTTTCTAACAAAGTTTGATATATCACCTACACCCTCTAAACCCTTACCGGCACTTGGAAAATCGGATATGGTAAAAATGTGTGACACGTGTCCGTCGAAGGTTCTATTAGCAGCGTTAATAAAATCATCAATTGTCAATTCTTCGACAGGAATTTTTCTTGTAACCTCTTTACCTGCTTCATTTATTACAGTTTCTGTTTTAGGAAACTTAGTGTAATACTCTGTGTATTCGTCTATTAATTGTTTTTTTAACTCAGGATTATTTTCAATTATTTCTCTAAATCTATTATTAGTATAATTGGATAATTTTTTACTATCATTAATAACATTGTAGTATCCTTGTATCTGTGCTTTTGTAAAAGCACCTGACTTGTTTTGTAATATTTCAATATCTCTTGCTAATTTTAAAATAGGCTCTTGATTATTTATTTGCATTAATCTTGCATCTGGAGCTCCGGTAGGAACTCTTTCTATGCCATATAACCTTGCAGTGTTTTCAAAACTTTCTAAATTTGTAAAATCAAATACTGTTTCTCCAGACTGTGGATCTATGTATTTGAAGTTAGTTCTGAAAGCGTCACCAAGTTTTTGTAATGCTGTTGGATAAGCAGCACTTCCCTCAAGACCTGGTTTTGTTGTTTCTACTTTTGTAGGTGCTGGTATATACTCTCTAATGCCTCCCTCTCTTGGTGGTGCAGTAGGTTTTTTTGTAAATCCTCTAATCTCTTCAATAAGGTCTGATGAAATTATGTCTCCGTATTCTTCGTTTCTTCTACCACCTAGACGATAATCACCTAATATAGATGTTAAGCTCCTACCTCCTATTTTTTCATAGGAACCTATTCCCTTACCTTGTAAGGTCGGATCAGCCACTAATTTATCTCTAAAATCTATTAAATCTTTGTTAAGATTTTCTACATTTATAAAGCCTGATTTGCCTAGCACCACATTTTTTTTTGCAGCGTCACTAAGATAATCTTTTTTTGTAAACTCTTGAATTTTTTGTAATTTAGATCCAGCAGCACCAGTTATCTCTGATTCAGGAACACCTGCCTTAATTAACTCGTCATATATTTGACTATTAGAAAGTTTTTTATCTGAGCCTTCTAAAATTTTTTCAGCAATGCCTGTCCACTCAGGTCTAGATTGTCCAAGTGGGCTTTTACCCTCTGTCAAATAATTAACAGCTTTTTTTAAATGCTCAGTTTCTGTAGATATATTTTTATTTTGTCTAAGTTGTGGTGGCAGATATCTTACGCTCTTACCTGGCACATTTAATTTTTCTAAAGTGAGTGGAATGTTATTCTTTTGTAAATATTCGTAAAATCCTTTTGCTGACGGTACATTAGTTTGACCTAAGTAATCTTCTAGTGTTTGTCGATAAGGCTCATATAACTCTTGATTTGTTTTTTTAGTCTTTGTTGCTTGAATTTGTTTGACCTTCTCTGGATCTTTTCTTAGATCTACAGGACCTGTGCCGCCACCTGTATCTGGACCTCTCATAATGGTGTCTTGTATGTTTTCTACGGTTTTACCACCACCTAATATTTCTTTACCAAATTCTATTTTTTGATCTTTTGATATTGGCATCTTGTTTATAACTGCTATAGGGTCTGCTTTTTCTTCAGGTCTTAAATTATCAAAAAAACTTTTTAAGCTTGGTCCAAATTTTTTAATGCCTAATCTTACAATTTCATCACCACCGGCTATTTCACCTATTGCCGATACAATACCTAAACCTCTATCAAAACCAGTTGCTTCACCTCTATTAATTTTACCTCGCAGGTCGGAATAAAACTGTGGGTCAAATATAAATTGTAATGTTTCTCCTAATGCTTCAAACGGAACTTGAGCTTGTGCAGCAAGACCAGTTAGACCGGGGTCCGTGGTCGCTGTTTTTTGAAGATCTTTTATTGTAACATCAGGACTAGAAATTTGTTTACCTACAAAACTAAAAGGCTTAGCTATAATTTCTCCTGCTTCTAATAATGCTTGTTCTTTACTTTTAAGTTTTTGTTTTACAGGATCAACTACAAAATCTGATATAAATTTGTTAACGGTATCAACAGGTTTGGTGTCGATAGGGTTGTAAGCAGGATCTGCTTCAATGACATTATCATACCTTTCGTTAATTTTGACCATTAGTAATACTCCGTTTGTCCGTGGTCCGTGGGCTCATCTTCGTAGTCATCTGTTAGTGCAACGTAGTTACCCTTACGAAACCTAATAAGTGCTTGACTCATGGAGTCTACAAGATCGTCATGTTCTGCGTGTGGGAACATAGCACATTCTTCTATCATCTCTTCAGCCCAGCGTTCTTTTGGTGCCCATACTGCTCCGCTTTCAAACACAGGAGCAACAGCGTGCACTCTCGACAACTTATCATTGCCTTTGCTAGGTGTAAAGTTGATAACGGGAATACCTACTTGACGTAATTCTTGGATGAGCGGTAGGCCCGAGGCCTTTGCTTCAACGATCACGGACTCCGGTTCCCAGTATTTATACTGCTCCATGGCTACTCGTTTTAGCTCAGGAAACTCAAATCTGTCTTTGACGACATCGAGTAATATTATATTCGGTGTCACTTCATCAGGATAGAACACACCCCACGTCGATATGGCACTGTAGTCTCCTGTTTCTTTTTTTGTGAATGCTGTGTCATAGGATTGTATAATATGCCTTAGCATCGGTATTTCTTTTTTATCCCACTCTTGCCACCACTCACGTCGGATGATGGCTCCTTCTTCACCGGTGGGGTTCTGTTGCCATTGTGCCTGCCACTTTCTTTCTGACAAGGATGCTTTTACAGACTCTAGCTCTGATAGCTTCCAATACTCTGGCCAGACAGGTTTCTCATTCGGTAAGATCGCAGGGAACTCAATTACGTCCCATTGATCGGCTTTCACTTCGCCCATAGCTCGCACTAAGTTTCCGGTCAGATCTTTCTCTGACCAACGAGTCATCACGCAGACGATTGATCCTCCGG